CCAAAGAAACGACGAGGTAAGATTATTACCGACGAAACTGGGAATCCTATTGGTATCGATATTGAGGATATAACAGAATGAGCACTGTAGTCTCCAATTCGGCGGCAAGCGTAAACCCAGATATTCCTGTAGCAACCGTTACTCGCAATGGTAACGTGTATCAGGAAATGGTACAGGGTATTGCTAATCAGCCTCATGATGAAATTGTCATGGGTTACACCGGTACAAACCTTACCTCTGTTGTTTACAAACTAAGCGGCGTTACAGTGGCAACCCTTACTTTAGGATACACAGGCTCTAACCTAACGTCCGTAGTGAGGAGTTAATGCCATACGTTTTTAATCCCTTCACCGGCACACTTGATTGGACTAGCGCAGCCGATGTAACAGGTCCGAGCAGCTCAACGGACAACGCATTAGCACGTTTCGACGGAACCACCGGCAAACTAATCAAAAACAGCAGCGCAACCCTTACTGACGCTGGAGCTTTGTCGGCTGCAAGCCTTACGTTGTCTAACATCGCCAACACTGGCGTAGTATTTGGAAACTTTTCAAACCAACTAACTACCAGCCAAAGTAAAATCTTTTGGGATGATACTCGCACTCATTTTGGCGTAGCCAACGGCGTCAATACACAAATAACGAATGGTACCTTTAGCGGCAACGCATCAGGATGGACTCTCCCCACTGGTTGGGCGTATGGCAGTAACGCAGTAAGTCATAACGCAAATGGCACCGGCGCACTAAGCCAAAATATTACCACGCCAGTTCTTGGAGATCGCTGGGAACTAAAGTTTACGATTTCCAACCTTACCGCTGGAACAGTGTCGGCTGCGTATCAAGGCTTTACCTGGGGTGCAAATCTCAGTCAAAATGGCACTTATATTTATCGTGGTATTATAACCAATTCATCAAACAGTAACTTTACCAACCTGACGTTTACACCGTCGAATACAGCTCGATTCACCATCGACGATGTTTCCCTGAATACTTACGTCGGCGGCACTATTCGCACAGGCGATTTACAGATTGCTGCCTCCAACTCCAATACTGACGGCGTTCTCACAATTACGTCCCGCATCAAAAATAATGGCCTTCCTGGGGATACCCGCCACATAAGCCTACAAAATAACGGAGGGTACACTTGGATCGATTTTCAATTTAGCGGAACTAATCAAGCGCATATCGGCGCAACTTCATCAGGTGAGGTGTCAACGTGGATTGGTGGCACTGGTAACGGAGCTTCCGTGTACCACAAAGCTACAAACACTTTAGTCAGCTACAATAATCCTAGCACATTTACTCACTACGGATACGGAGCTTTCCTCAATGGTGTGAACGCAGGTGGCGCATCCAGTCCGAGCAGTACGCTCATGAGCCAAGGTGGTACGGCGCTCAAGGTCAAATACATCACCGCCAACCAAACGCTAGACAACACAGCGACCGAGTGGATTGTTGATCCGTCAACGGCAACGTGTACCGGCGCTCCTACTAACGCTTGTTCATCCTACACGACCGAGGCGACGTGCCTTGCTCGTGACGCACACGGTGGATGTAGTTGGTTTGCCGGATACGATTGTTCTGTTTATAACGGCGACGAGTCATCATGCACAGGTCAAACCGGATGCACTTGGGAGCAATCAAGTTGCTCAGTCTATAACAATAATCAATCATCGTGCGAGGGGCAAACAGGATGTAGTTGGAATAACAATCCACAAGATTGCTCGACGTTAAATGAAACAGCTTGTGGTAGTACAAGCGGCTGTACGCAAAACTTTGACGACTGCGCTAATTATTCGGATGGCGGTGGTGACGGTACAGCGTGTAACGCAGCAAACGGCGGTGGATATTGTTCGTATGATAGCGGCACGGGAGCGTGTACCGGCGGTTCGTGGTACGTCAGTTGCTCAGGTACTTACGATTCTTACACTTGCGACGGTACCTATGCTACTGGCAACTGCACTGGAGTTTACGGCGCAGCCTGTAGCGGATCGGCATCGTGCGGAGGAATCGACGATCAGACTAACTGTAACGCTGAATCCGGATGCACATGGCAGACCGCAATCACCTTGACGCTTCCGTCGATTACTACTTGTCCTGACAGAGATTACTGGATCTATAACACATCAAGCACAAACGCAGATGTAGTGTTAGTTCCGTCCTCCGGCGACACAGTAGATCACACAACGTCGTATACGCTTTCTAACTACAAAGATTGGGTTCATGTTAGTCCGTTTAGACGATTAGAAGCGTGTAGCAGTTTTAATGAAGCAACTTGCGGCAGCACAAGCGGTTGCACTCAAAACTACTCTAACTGCGTTTGGGATGGCTCGACTTGCGGAGGCAACGCCTCTTGTACCGGCTACGGAGATCAGTCATCCTGCGAATCGGCTACATATTACTCAGGATGTTCTGGTAACTATTTAGTTTCGTCTAACTGGTATGTATTCGGAAAATAATTATGTTGGTGCTGAGCGAAGAGAGCGTAAAAGAGTTTATTCAAGGCAATAAGGTATTTGTAAAAATATTTGCGGATAATTGCCCCTACTGCACACGTTTGGATGAGCAGATGGAGCGCGTGGATATGTCAGCCTACCAATGCGGTATGCTCAAAGTATCCCATCCAATGGATAAAAACCCACAGCCAAGTGAGTTCAAACGAACCTGGATGCGGCAAGACAAGTCAGACGTTGTGAAAGATTCGGTTCCAGCACTGTTTGTATTTGAGAACGGCGAGCTAAAGCATCGGCATTTTGGGATGCTATATGCAGACTCTTTACAGCACTGGCTTGAGACTGGAGCGGTAATTCCGTCAAAGATTCAACAGGCTGAAAAAGAAGCTGCTGATCGAAAGCAGAAACTAATCAACCTTTTCGCGCAGCGCGGGGAACTAACCTATAATATGGAACTTATGAGCAATAAGTTAGTAGAAATTAACAAAGGCATCGCGGAGTTGATGAAATGAAAATCAGAGTTACATTTGAAATGCCGTTGCCAGAAGGATTTGAACCATTCTTGCTAGTAATTGCAGAAACTCATGGATATTCGGCGTCGCAATATCCAGACCTAACGCCAGAGCAGTTTGTGTTAGCTCATGTATGCTGTCCTCAAGTATCAACCTTATTTAAAACTATTATCACTAGCGCATTGTCGCCATACTTCGGCATTGTTGGCAAAGAACAGGTTGAACAGGTGCAGTCTGTATACGAAAACACTCATACTGTCGTTGCTGATATAGTAAGTGACTAATGCTTATATTTCTCAACCCACGACAAAGTTTACTACAGGCGCAAATAGTTGACCCTGATGGTTTTCGTCGTCGTAAGTTTGAGTCTGCGTGGGAAATTGAGTTAGCAGCAGAATTGCTGAAAGGCAAACTTAAGCCTTTCAAACGTAAGAAACGTAAAGAGTTTAACTTCAAAGAGTTGCTGAACAAACAACTCAATGAAGGCGCTACCGTTGAAGCAGCAGTAGAAGCAGTAGCAAACGAAGCGTTAAATGTCAGTCCGACGTTTGAATATACCGCCGAAATTAAAGCTCAAGTTGATGCTGTCGTAGCCGAGTACTATGCAAAAATTGCGCAACTAGAAGCAATAAAAGTAGAGCAGCAACGTAAGTTACAAGCCGAACAACAAGCCTATGTGGCAGCTATCAGACAGGCCGAGATTGCCGAAAACAAACGAAAAAAACGCAACGCAAAAACCATTAAGGTGCTATTGATGTTAGCCAGTATGGAGGACGACGAGTGACACAAAAGTATAAATTGTTTCAGTGGTGTCCTGTTAAGCAGAGGGTTGTGCCAATAGAACAAGTCGCAAAACGCGCTCAGTCTAATGCGCGTGACTTGTTTATCCAGGACGAAATGGAACCAGTAAGAAATCCGTTAAACCCAAACGAGGTGTATACAAGCAAATCAAAGCTCAGAGCGGCCTACAAAGCCGCTGGAGCCGTTGAAATCGGCGATGCGTATGACAGGGGCTACTCACCTGAAATGAAGGCTAGAGAGTCCGAGAACACGTTAATTGCCAAGTTAAGGGACCAAACCATAGAGAGGTATCGAAATGGAAGATAATAGCCAAGAAGTAGAATCCACCGAAGTAGTTGTTGAACGAGAGCCAGCGCAACTATCCATAAGAGAAAAACTAAAACAGGAGTTGCAAAGCACAAACAACACACAGGCCGATGAAACATCCGCTGAGGAACCCACTCAGCAGCCAGAACAAGCAGCGCCCGTTGAGCAAGTCGTGCAGCAAGAGCGCCCAATGCTGGTACCTCCGTCTGATATGAATAGCGCTGAAAAAGACGCGTTCCTTAACCCGACTGCTCAAAATGCTCATGTTTTGCAAGGCTACCTCAATCGCCGAGCATACGAAACTCGGATGCAGTACGACCGAAAAATGCAGGAGGTCAATCAGCTTTATAAGCAAAATCAAACGGTTTACGACACAATAAAACAATATGAAGAGGAGTATGCTCGACAGGGCATAAGCATTGGCGATATCGCTAGGCGCTCAATCGCTTGGGATAAGGCAATGAAAAACAATCCCTATCAAACGGCTTTGGAGTGGTTGCAAAGTTATAACATTAACGTCAATGACCTGACTGAACGGGCACAACAGCACTATCAGCAACCACCTCAATACCTGACAAAAGAAGAAGCTGAACGTATTGCCATTGAGAAATATCAGTCTATCGCTGATGAGCAAGATAGAAAGGCACTTGAGCTATATAATGAGCGTGTCGTAGAATATTTCATGAACAGCAAACCACTGTTTAAGGATGCCGAAACAGCTTCGCAGTTAGAGGCTGAAATGGCTCCAGTAGTTCAAGCTCTAAACAATACGGGTCGCTACTCGTCTGCTGAGGAGGTCCTTGAAACTGCTTACAACTATGTGGTTAATGGCAATCCGACCTTCTCCGGCATCATGCAAAAGATGACCACAGGGCCGGTGGTTCAACAGCAGCAAGCAGTAGCTCAAAAAGCAAGGCAAGCTGCAAAATCAATATCTGGCTCTGCTGGCAGCGGAACTCCCAGGGTACACGCACAAACTATAAGGGATAACCTGCGGCGGCGTTTCCACGGAGAATAGCCATCGAGTTATCCCATAACGTATAAGGGATAATAAAATGGCTAATTTAGAAGAGGCTCTCGTAGCAACCCTCTTTGATCAGTCGGATGATATTGCCGATGTCGTGCTTCATCACGCACCGCTTACTTCCGCACTTGACGATGCAGGGCGCGTTAAAAAGATTTCTGGTGGTTATGAACTGCGTAAGCCCGTCATGTACAATGACGCTGCTGTAGGTGGATTCTACCAGGGATACCAGTCGTTCGATCTTAGTTCAATCGACGACCTTACAGCTTTCCGATTTGGCATCAAGCAGGTTTATGAGCCTGTTTCTATGTCAGGTCGTGAGCGTCGTGCTAACCGAGATGAGGCACAGCTTCTTGATCTTGCTGAGGCAAAGATTGAGGCATCTATTTCCCGTCTGAAGAATACTGTTTCGTCTTCACTTCGAGGCGATGGAACTGGCTTCGGTGGAATGGAGTTCGACGGCTTGAAGAAGGCAGTTTCGACTTCACCTTCGTCGGGAACATACGGAACTATCGACCGTTCAGCTAACATTTGGGCGCGTAACTACGCTACCAACGTAACGCTTTCGGCTTCGAACGTTCAGGAGACAATCACGGATGTTATCAGCCGCTTAACTCGTGGCGATGAGCAGCCTGACCTTGGAATCATGGACCGTACTGCATGGAAGTACCTCCACTCGTCATTGACTGCAATTCAGCGTATTCAGCTTCCCGTTAAGGAAGCAAAGGCTGGATTCCGCAAACTCTACTATGACGGTTGTGAGTTTGTATTTGACGGTGGTTACGGTTCAAGCGTTCTTGAGACTAACTCATGCCGATTGCTCAATACTAAGTATTGGACATTTGACATGGTTCGAGGCGCTGACTTCAAGCCGCTTGCACCAACTATGGATCGCCCAGTAGATCAGGATGCTTTCTTCACCGTAATTCTCGTTGAAGGAAACCTTTGCTGCTCTGCTCCAGCTCTCCAGGGTGTAATTTACGCTTAATAAGGAGGACTAGAGTATGTCACAGGTAGGATCGTTTGGAGTTAATTACAAGAAGGTTTGGGATAGCACTTCAGCTATGCTTCCAGCTACAGTTGGAACAGTAGGGTCACTCGTCGAAGGCGAGTTTCTTTTTGTTCAGGCTGATGGAGCTATTGACCAGTATGGTTTCGTAAAAATCGAAGCCGATGGTCAGGCTGCTATGCTCACCACTACTAATGCAGGTTCTCAGAATCTCACCGTTGGCGTAGCTCAAGTAGCTGCTGCTGACAATGAGTACCTCTGGGTATGGATTGGTGGTGTAGCTGCTGGTGGAGCGACAAAGGGTATTAAGGGTAAGGCTGCTGCTTCATATGCTGCAAAAGCTAACCTGAATACTACTGCTACCGCTGGTGTTGCTGACGATGCTTCGACTACGCTCATTAAGAACGTAGTTGGACTAGAGACGCTTACTGGTGCTGGAACAGTAAATCTGTTTTCAACAGGCCATTTGCGAGTCAACTAATCAAATGGGGGGTGAAGGCCCCCCATATTTGTGAGGTCTTATGCCATCAGTAACTAATCTTATTGGCTTGGGTATGCCACCTGAGCAAGCAGCAGAGGTGTCAGACGGCACTTTTGCTGTAGTTACGTCAACCGCAGCGCTTGTTGCAACCGCTGCCGGACTGCGTACCAAAATGGCAATCAACAACGTAAACGACACAACCCCAACAGCAGCAGAGCTTACCACTTCGTTTGGTACGCCAGCTTCAGTTGGTACAGGTTTTGTAGGTGTTGTTAAGGATGCTGATGTTGATACTAACTGCTATGTAGTTGTATCCAACGGTGTTTCTTACTTTTACCTAAAGTTTACTAAAGCCGTTTAGTAACTAAGGGGGGAGTAATCCCCCCAATTTTATAGGTGATTTATGACGTGTTACGCAGGAAAAGCTACAGTTGCAACTCCAACTATCGCCACAGCTACTAGCACACAAGTATTAGCTGCTAACCCATTTAGAAAGTATCTTTTAATCCAAAACAATAGTGCTGCTCACATAGGCATTGGGCTAAACGGTGAAACTTTAACAGGTATAGCCCCAACCAGCACCAACAAATGCATTAACGTGCCAAATAGCGATAATGCTAAAACTATAGTATTTCAAGGACAGTTTGTACCAAGTGGAGCGATTACGGCTTACCAGACGTCTGGTGGAACGATCAATACGTTAGTCGTTATTGAGGGGTAGTGCTATAACTAGGTAGGCAACTATGCCTATTTAGGAGAATAATTATGGCAAATATAGACTGGAGCAGCATCATGTCCGGTAATAGCCAACCCAAGAAGCGGTACCAGGGGGCTAATATCAAGTTCTTTTTCGCTTACAACGAGAACGAGGAAAAGTCGCTGCGTGAGGGACGGCCAATATTCGATGAAATCCCATCGATCAGTATCCAGTGGCCTGGTGGAGATGAGACAGTAAGACGCATTGAACCACAGGATATTCAGGAATACCCCGAACTTTATAGTCGGTTTCAAGCTGGTAGTGAGCCAGTAGCCGATGGTACTCCGTTAGCTGAATGGTCGCTTATGACTGGCTCTGCTATGCGTGAATTGCAGTACCTTGGGTTTAAGACAGTCGAGCAGTTAGCTAATGGTTCTGACGAAGCAAAACGAAAACTTGGCTCATTGTCTAAGTTTGTTAAATTGGCTCAAGATTGGCTTGCAGCAGCTAAGTCAGATCAGAACGAAGTAGTAAAACTCAAACAGCTTTTGGAAAAGTCGGAGACTCGTACTAAGGCACTTGAGGAGAAGATGGAACTGCTCCTTCAGCGAATCGAGGCAAATGAGGGGACTGATTTGCGGTCGTATCGCAGAGAGTTAATTCAGCCGGTAGAGCTTGACGATGTAACCGATGATGTAATGGATGAGCCTCGACGCCGAGGACGACCAAGGAAAGTATGAGCATAGCCACGGTTATACAAAATGTAGCAAACGAAGCGGGCTATACGGTTGAGTCAAATATATTTACTTCAACCGAAACAACTACCAAGCAGCTTCTTGCCATTGCACAACGTATTAACCGTGACATTTTTGAGGCGTATCCTTGGCCTAAATGTTACGCTTCAGGGTCAATAACGCTGGTAGGGGGCCAAGCAACCTATGCTCTACCAGCAGCTTTTTCCCGCTATCAATACGAAACATTTTGGAATCAAAGCACTCGGTGGCGCGTTCTTGGCCCTATGAGCGAACAAGAATATGCAGAGATTCGTGGCTTTGGACTTGAACCTACAATTTACCAGCGGTTTCAAATTCGAGGATTGAGTAACACTGAACTGCTAATCAACCCTACGCCTGGAGCTAACAATAACGGCGATATACTCATTTTTGAGTACATAGCCGATAGATCAGTAGTCCCTAAGACTTGGGTGGCTTCTACCTCTTTTGCCGCTAATTCGTACTGTTTCTACAACGGTAATTATTACCAAACTACAGCCGGTGGAACGACTGGTTCCACAGCACCAACGCATACTAGCGGTTCGGTATCAGATGGTGGTGTTACTTGGACCTATTACAACGGTCCATACAATGAGTTTCGTGCGGATACGGACACCAGCATATTTCAAGAAAAGTTGTTAGAGCAGGGTATTCTGGAACGGTTTGCAGAGATTCACGGGCTTGACAGTATTCGCCCGGTATTCCAGCAACAGTTACATGAAGAGTTTGGTAGAACAATTTCAGGAAAGGTGATTTGGGCTGGTGGAAGCACTAGACCACTTCAGTATGCAAGAAACGGCGTAGCTATGTTTGGGACGTGGATATAATGCAAGAGCCAGCAATTACACAGAAAGACCCTATTGCGTACTACCGTTGGCTAAGAGCACAGCGTATGTCAGGTGCTCAGGCTACACAGCTAGTTGAGCAACGGTTCGGACCTCCTACTACTCCAGATGAAAGAGCACAGCGTCAGCAAGCACAAGCCGAGAACGCAAATCTGGCACAAGCTGGAGGCATTGTTGGTGGAACTATAGCAGCACAATATATTCCTAGTTTATTTGCAAGTGGAGCACCAGCAGCAGCAACTCCGTTTGGCTCAGGTTTAGCTTCAACCGTAGGGGGTGCAATTAGCCAAGCAGCAGGTACATCAGCAGCTACCGGAGGCGCAGCGAGCGGTGCCGGTGCTGGTGCAAGTGGGGCTGGGGCTGCAACTACAGGTAGTAGTGTTGCGAGCGTCGCTTTGCCAGTGGCAGCAGTAATTGCCAGTCTTTCCGAAACTTGGGAAAGCGGAATGAAAGATATTGTACGCGGCAGAGGCAACAAACAAGATTGGGCAAATATGGGCGTAAACGCCGTTGCCGGAGTAGGGCCAAACTTGGTTTCGCGGTGGCTTGGAAAGCCCTCTATCGGTCGCCGAATGACATCAGGTAAATCAGATGCTCAACTTCTACGCGACGATTTTCGAGGAAGTTTGAAAGAATCGGGGGTAGCTGACGATAAATACATGGTTACGCTAGCCGATGGCTCCAAGTTTAACATTGGACTTGATGGCAAAACAAAATACGAAAACACGGATGGTTCAAAACGCAACGCGTGGGACGTGGATTTTAGCAATCCATTGGCAAAGTTGGCGACCGATAAAATTGACCCAATGATTCGCAACATTTATGGGCCGGATGCAGAAAAGGCAGGGATTCGTCCTGAGCAGTACACCGGCATGTTGGTTAATGCTGTTACAAGCAATGCCAAAAATGAAGCCGATGTAATGGCTAACATTGAAACGATGCTTGGCAAGTCAACTTTTGCAAAGCAGGCTGGTATGGGAATTAAAACGCCACCAAGGCCCGTAGCACGACCGCCAAGGGGCGAAGTTGTGCGGGTATCGCCTGGTATGTATATGAACGACAAAGGCATTGTAGGACCAGCCAAGACGGTTAAAGAGGCACTTAAAAAGAATTACGACGCTACTAAATCCAAGAAGGAGAAATAATATGGCTGAAAAAGGTAAGATGCTGAAAGGCGCACTTGCTCGTGAACCTAAGATGACTCGGCTTTCTCCTGGTGTATATCGCGGCGAAAAAGGCCAGTTGATGACACAAAAGGGCAAAGCACTACCAAGACCGCAGCAGCCTCAGTACGGTAATCGTGGTCCTGCTCCCGTTAATAATATGGGCAGTCTACAACAGGCTGCTCAGGGTGCTATGCCAAACGCAAGTATGCCTATGTATCAAAATGCAGTACAGGCAGGCATGTCATTTGCTGATGCTCTTGACGCGGCTCGTAATCAGCAAGCAGGGGGTTATGTAGCACAGCTAGCTGCTCAAGGCGCAAACATGGGTGGTGGCCGCGCCGATATCGATCCAGGGTATGGTATGCAACCGCAGCCAGCTATACTCATGCAACAAGGCAACGTAGAGCAACTCTTAGGACAATCAGCTAACAATCAGGGAAGGTATCGGTTGTCGCCGGGTGTATATGGCACTCGTGAACAGGCCATGCAGCAACAATTAGACTTTCTTAAAAACACTCTAGCTCAAGGTCAAGCTAACAAACGTAGATACTAATGGCGTTTCAAGGTACTACCATGCCTGGTCCATACTTAGGGCTCGACCTCGTGAGCCCTATTGATAATATGGACCCTGCAACGGCATTAAAATTGATAAACATTTTCCCAGGAGCAAACAGTCCTGCTTTACGGGCAGGGTATGAATCGTTTGCTACAGTAGGCTCAGGAACGCCTATAACTTTTTTGCAATCACTTAATTTAGCCGATGGCTCATCGAGATTGATTGCTGGCAATTCGAGTGCGTTGTTTTCAGTAACTACAAGTGGAACACCTACAACGATTACTGGCTCGACCGTTACCAACGGAGAGTGGCAAAGCACAACGTATAATAATCGAATTTACCTGTGTAACGGAGTTGATTCGGCCCGCAGTTGGGATGGCATTGCAGCAACTACCAGCAACCTTACCTTTACTGGACTAGCACTGACGTCAATGATTGGTGTTCACGCTCATAAAGAGCGATTGTACTTTATTGAAAAAAATAGTTGTAAAATTTGGTATGGCGGTGTTCAGGTTACGGGGACTGGTGGAAGTCCAGCATTAACAAGTTTTGATTTAAGTTATGTAATGACTCGTGGTGGATTTGTAGTTGCATTGGGCAGTTACAGCAATACTACTAGCATGACATCACAAGATTATTTTTGGGCATGTAGCTCCGAAGGTGAAATAGTATTTTACACTGGAACCTACGCTGGCGACCCTACCACATGGGGGTTGGTAGCTCGCTATTATATTGGTCGGCCACTCGGTCGTAGAGCCTTTGTACGTGTAAACAATGACGTTTGGATTGTTACTGAACAGGGAATTGTCCCCATTTCTGGACTATTTCAATCCGACCCAGAAGCTGCACTAAACATTCTCAGTCGCAGAATCAATCCGTTAATAAGTGAAGCAGCTAAGTTATTCCCTTTCAACTATGCGTGGAGTGGGTTTTTTTGGCCGCAAGGTAGGGCCGTTTATTTTGCTATTCCCGTTAGCACCGTCGGATGTCATTTATTGGTTTATGCAATTGATCAAAAAGCCTGGACTCTTTTCCAGTTGTACGACGACTCCCATTGTTTGAGTTCTTGTTTATTCAACAAACTACCGTTTTACGGTTCCAATCAAGG